CTGCACCACCACCGCCAGCAGCCATAGCAGCACTTCGAGGAGCAGATCTACTAGCAGCAGACGAGGCCCTGCCACCCCCAACATTGATGCCCGAGGCTACGTTAGAGGTTTGTGTTAGGAGATCTCTTAGATTTGTTACACTTTGTGTTGCATTTTGGGTCGATGCCGTTACATTAATGCCCACATTGATATTCTGGTCTGCCATGGTTACTCCAATTACTAATCTAAAATTTTAAACGTGGATTAGGTTTACCCACAATTATACCACTAACACCACAAAATGTCAATTTCATATTTTTGTGCTACACCAACAAAAAAGCCCTCACTACGGAGGGCTTTTTGATTTTGGCTTTTGGTCTTGGATTCGTTTAGCGCGGATCGAATCGATTACTAGAATGAGTTCATAGATGTAGCGGTGGTCTGCTTTGTCAATCTCAAACAGCTCTAAGACATCCAGCAGTCCAACCATATTTTTTCCAATATAGTTGCCGCCCATGTAGTCCCAGTTGTCTTGAAGGTTATTGTAGATTTGCATTGCCTGTTGGGCTTCTACGCAAAGGTCTTCAAACTCAATAGGTATCTGGGAGTCTACTGGTTCGTAGCCCATCACCTCACACATTTCAAAGTACTGGTCTCGGGTCATGCCCACTCCAGAGTTTTGAAAGTAGGACTCCAGCTGCTCCGTTACTTGGACGCGCTGGTGCTCTGAAAGTTTCCCAGTTCTGTAACCTGTTCGCTAATCCAGGAATCAAAGTTAGAACTTGACTTCATTAAGAAAAGTGCATTTTCTTCATTATACTCGAGTTCAGCGTCCTTGTTCTGACCAGTAAGATCAACAGGTGCTAGTTGTTCTAGGTGAGACAGCTTTAGTCCTGACCAGCCCTTAATAGCAGCTTTAACGTAAAGCTCTAGGAATAGGTCGTCGTTTAGTTCTTCCGCAGGCTGGCGATTTTTAAACACCATTTTAGTAGCCTTTTTACGGACCGAGACAAGGGTCTCGCGGCTAAGGAAATTAAGGTTTACCTTAAAGCCATCAAAGCCCGGGAACTCTAGTTCTACTGTTTTGCTTGGTACTAGCAGTGACTTTAGTGATACTTGTACTGGTGTTGCTTTGTCAATTGACATTTATTATTATCCTTGGGGTTTGAGGTAAGTACCGATGCAGAATTGCATCGGTACTTTGTTAAAAAATTAAGCTGAGAAATAACGAATCATTAGGTCGTTATTCTTTGTAATGTCGAATGTATTATTACCAAATACTGGGTCAAAACCTTGGGCGTTAAAATTAATTGTTGCAGCAACAACGTCAGCAACGTTAACTGAGGGCACTTGTAGTACAACACCACCCATTTCAAACTCTACGCGGTTGGCACTAGCAGCACCGCCCATTTCGATTTGTACTTTGTACTTTGGTTCTGTTGTTTTATCAGCAGCAGCAAGAATAGTTTTTAGCAATCCACCAGTGTCAGTATTATCACCGGTACGTAGGTAAGCGGATAGACTACCAGTAATCGATCGTTGACCAGTGTAATAACCAATAGGTTGATTAACAACCGCTAGGTTAGTAGGTACTAAGTAGTTAATATTATTTGAAATAGTAATATTACCGCCGGTTAGAGGAATTGAATAACTTGTACTACCTGCAACCTCTGAACCGCCAATACCACTCTGTAGTTTTAGAGTAGACAGCTTGTTTGTGATGTAGTTTGCAGTAGTTATTGCTTGGTAGGCAGTGCCGTTATCTTTTAAGTTTGCAGCAAGAAGAGCACTAGTAGTAGCAGTAGTAGTAACCTCGGTAAGTTTTGTGCCTTTGCCAGTCCAAGCTAGTGTACTGATTTGATCTAGTCCAAAATCTACAGTTACTTGATCTACGGCGCAATTTTCGATAGCGTATACAACTTGGTCTACAATAAAAATTAAAGCAAATTTTTGCAGTGTATTTTTATTAGAACCTAGTGTTGTAACGTAACTATAGTTAGCATTAGCAGTATTACCTCTAGCCCAGTGACCAGCATATGCTAGTGTTGATGCTGATGTAGTTCCTGATGTGCCTGCGGAGGTAGGAGGTGCGGTGAGATACTCGGCTGCATAGGTAAATGGAGTTACAGTTGAAGTATTATTAGCAGTAACTCTAATAGATTCATTAAATGGTACGCCAGTACCACTAAATCCTTGAATATTAATAATGTCTTCTTTTCCTATGTCTGCTGACCCTGTATCACCAGCAACAAACTTCTTTACCATTTTACTAGCAGTAAGAAGTGTGACTGCTGCCGCTGTGGTAGAATTGCGTGTTAAAGCACTGATTGCTGCTGGACTGGTATCAATTATTTGATCGCCTAGTAGTGCGTTCCATAGTAGACGCTCTGCACAAGCAACGGTACCTGCTGCTGAGGGATCAATATACGGACGAACATAAGTAGAAAAACTCCACTCAACTGGATCTAGTTGTGTGTTGAAAGCACGTTGACCACGAGCAGGTGTATCACCGGCTTCAGAGATCTGAATGTTTTGTTGTTGAGTTCCCTGACTAAATGAGTATCCATCTAGAACTTGAATTTCAAAAGTGTTAGTATTACTAATACCATCTGCCTTTAACAGACCACTACTTGCTGTTACTGAGGTTGTAAAGTAGACCTTCGTATTACGACTTAAATTAATTGCCATTTATTTTCTCCTGAGGGTAGGCTTTATTAGCCTATATAATTTGGTATCTGACTTGGAGATTGATTTCTCCGATTGCGTAAGGGGCTAATAAACCCTCGTCTGTTGTTATTGAGGTTACTAAAATTTCGGTTGTTTGGTGACCGGCGGTATCATAAGTCAAAGCTCTATTTGCGTCGACTATGTTTTCCGCATCGTAGAGTAGCTGTTCTAGTTGTTCTTGTGAGGTTTCACCCCTGCAGTACAACTTGACACTAATGTTCATGTATCCCCAAGTAAAGTCACTGGGATGGTATTCGCGAGTTTCAGTACCTGGCGTTAAGTAAATACTAGGAAAGTCTTCGACCTCGTCCCAAAACTTAAGTTTAGGGTAGGCATTATTGTAGATATTACTAGTATACTTTATACCATCTAGCATCTTAAACTTATTAGCTAGTGCGGTTACAATTTGTGTGCGCTTGCTCATATGGAGACAGACCTTAATTTATTAGTTACTTTTGTTTCTGCAATTTGACGAATTGATTTAGCAATTAATAACTTGGGATCGCGGGATGTGGGGCTACCCTGCCTAAATCCTGGTTCAAATGTTTGGTATGGATATTTCATATAGCTGTAAAAGGCCGTAATCATGCCTTCTCTACTTTGAGTTAAGTACTCTACTTTTGCTGAAGCCGCAAAACGCCCAGTTCTATAATTTAATACTTTTCGCTCGCCGCCATCCCCCATATTTGCAGAAATTACATCTTGTAAATGGTAGTCTAATAAAGCTTTTAAAGAAGTAAGTGAATAACCTACGTGTTGTATAACAGGAAGTTTGGCTTTACTTTTAGAAGATTGTTTGGTTTTACTAGGGCCGCTAACCTGTTGCGTAGTAACTTTTAACTTTGGACCTTTAGGGCCTTCAACAGTACCTTTAACTGGAATGTGCTGTTTTAAACGTTTAGTTTTTCCGCCTAAAGTTTTTACTACTATATTGGTTAGTTTTTCATTAATGTCTTCCAGTATGGTATTACTTCCTGGTAAACTTAAAGCTATTTCTTTAAATTTAGCTATTAATTGTTTTTTTATTCTGGTTTCTATTACAGCTAGTCTATTATTTTCTCTGTAACCTTGAACTGTTAGTACAACAAAACCTACATTTTTATCTATTGTGGTTTCGCTACCTTTAGCCGCTTGATTGTGGAATACGTAATCAACACTACCGTGGACTTTATATAATTGGTCTATATATTTTTGAACTATAGCTTTACTATCAGTGCTTAGGCCGGTATACGCTAAAGCATCTTGTAATCTCAGACCTAATGGGGTTTCACCACCTAAGATATTCTTTTTGAACATGTGTCCTAGATCTAATTTTGAGAGATAGTCTCTTTTTAGTAAAGGTATCTCTCCCTCATTAGTTTGAACTAGTTCTATAGTACCTTTTTCTGTTGATACACGAGCACCTAGATGTTTGGACGCAGGCTCTACAGTAATACTTCCGTCTCTGTCTTTTATAGCTAAAAACTGACTATTTATTGAAGAATAAATAGGAACCATGTAGTAAGTAGCACTATCACCGGAACCAAATTCTTGTATCTGACCTATTTTATTACCTTGTATTACAAAAGCTTTATCTTTAAAATCTTGAGTATATACACCATTTTTTATATTTTTTGCTAGTTCTAACTCTTGTAATGTTCGTTCTCGGTAAGAAGTACCAAAATAAGGATCTAGTGGAATTTTTTTAGATACTTCCGTAATAAATTCTCTAGCTGTACCAAAACTTTTACATACTAATAAATTTAAACTATTTATGTATTGAGTACCTTTGATATTAATTACTTTATTTACTGCTTCCGGTAAGTCCATAGAGGCATGGGCTAAGTTAGCTACAACAGCTATAAAGTTATCATAAGATTTTTTAGTACTATCTGTTAATGGTAGCCTATTTGCACGCATAACGTGATGGTAAGATAAATCTAAAATATGTACGTAGGCATCTAGCGCTTGGCGAGGAGTCATTTCTCCTTCTACTCTAGTTAAAACTTCCGATATTACATCTTCTATTATTTTTTTAGCTTCTGAACCCATATTATGTGTAGTCCACTTGATACTGAACTAACACACGTTGAATATGTGCTGGTAGGTTGCTGCTGCTAATGTACGTAGTCTGTAAAGTATTAGGATTTATACTATTGATATTTGCATGAACAGCTGAATCATTTTTACGATAGTACGTGATTAGGTCTAGTACTGCTAACTTTAAGTCGGCTGGAACGCCGTCTGCGTAACCGCAGTTGTAGGTAACTCTGTAACCATTGATGTAATTTGTAAAACCAGTATACCATAGTGACTTTATTCCAACAATACTAGGGTCATAAACCCAGTCTGTGTAGACAGTAGCAGCTGTAAATGTCTGACCATAGTCTGTGCTGTACTCAAGACTATTTACGGAAATGACCGGATATTCTTTTAGGTAGTAAGTATCAAATCCACCGCCATTGAAGTTTTCGACCTTTGGTTCGTCAACATAATCAATAAAGCTCTGACGGCAAAAAGTTTTAACAAAGGCCGAAACCTTTGTTATTAGTGCGGTAATCTCAGCATCTTGAGTAGTACTGGTAATACTTGCATACGTTTTATATTCTGCTTTAGTTACTAGGTCTAGTGCCATTATTATTCCTTTGTATCTTTTATTACAGCACAAAATGCTGTAATAAAAGATAAGGGCCGAAGCCCTTATCTTAAACTCAACTAGATATTAAACCCAGCTTAGCTTGGCTACGCCACCGTTAGTAACACCACCAATGGTAGGTGAAATCTGTGTCATACCAACACGTAGTGAAGCAACTAGCACTCTACGCTGTGTTTCAATTAGGTCTTGGGTGTCAACACGTAGACCACGTTGATTACCAAGAATAAAGTTTCCAGGGTTGAAGCAGATACCATTAACAGCACCAGAGCCTTTAGTAGCAAACTGATCCGATACTAGAACCGGTGTGCCGCCGATCTGACCGATCTGACCTGTTAGTAGTGTAGCTAGAGGACCAACTTGGTTCATTGTTTGGAAAGTTGTGTCTTCTAGTAGGTCGTAGTAAGCTTCTGTTGAAATCATGAAAATTAGTTCTTGTGGGTCAAGACCCCAAGCACCTAAGTTTTTACGCATTGTACGTAATGCAGTAACTGTAACAGCAGAAGCAGTTCCAACTGTGCTGGTATTAGCAGATGTAGTAGCATAAGAAGCTAGGCCCTTAACAGGATCTAGTCCACCGTCACCAGCACCACGTAGTAGAGCTTTGTCAATTGAACGAGCCGTACGACGTAGCATAGCATCACGAATGATGGGTAGAAGAATGATTAGTGAATCTTCTTCTTCTTCAAAATTCAAATACTCACGTGTAGCAACCTTGTAGGCATTTAGAGTAATGTTTGCAAGGGTGTGAGTTTTCTGACTACCAGCAGAAGCTGATGTTCCCCACTCTGTACCAGTACCAGAAACCCAGTTAGCATCTCCAGCTTCTGGGTTTAGTGGAATGGTCATTACGTTTGTCTGCATTGCAATAGAACGTAGTGTTGGAGCAACGACTAAACGACGACGAATTTCGTTTTCCATGTTAAAAGAAACTTCGGTTTCCCAGAGACTACCAGAACCTGCAACAGAGTAAGTACCAGCAACGTGGCTACCTGTACCTGCTTTTTCAACTAGATTACGACCATAGGTAGTACCTTCAATACCTTTACCAGTGATCTTACCAAGTAAAACAGCTGTTTCACGGTCGGCATAGCCAACATCGCCACCATTAGCTTTGTCGGTGAAATTCATCTTTGACTTTTGGATCTTGGCTAGTTCTTCGGCCTTTTCCTTGATGACGGCATTTAGACCCTCTAGGGCATTGCCAGTCTCTGACTCGATACGCTTTGTAACGTCAGCTAGTAGACGCTCAGCACCGGTGTCAATAGTTTGAACACGTGCAGCAACAGCTTTTTCTACACGGGCATTTAGCTCGTCTTCAGCTTGTAGCTTAGCGGTTTTTTCTTTTAGTTCCTGCTCTTGCTTATCTAGTAGAGCTTTTGTTGCTTGTTCAGCGGCTTGCTTTGTTGCAGCTTCAAGCATTTGTTTGATTTCTTCTGGAGACATAATCCATTCCTTTGTGGTTGTACTTTCTACTGCAGCAACACTTGTTGCCTTTGTAAATTGCTTTTTAAATATTGAATAATCTTCGGCGTTATCAAACGCTTTAGCTAAACTGAAAACAGTATTTTGATTGCAGGGTATAGAAACTACTGAAATTTCAACTAGTTCTATGGCTTTAATCATAAAGATCTCGGATTCTGAGTCATACTCAGCATCTTCGACTTTAAATCCTATGGAAAATGCAGTTAGTACAGAATCTTTTACAAGATTATATACTTCAGCTGCTGCGGAAATTCGGGCCTTTACCCATAGTCCAGTACTATCTACCCTATGATCTACCATTCTACCAACTGGGTTGTCGTGATCGTGATAGGCTAAGATAACAGGGTTCTTTAAATAATTAACTAATGCAGTTTTCCATACTTCCACGGAAACTATATCACCAGTACGGTCTAAATCACAGGTACTTGCATACCCTTCAATATAAATACTCTGGTTAGGTTCTGATTGTGTTAATTCTTTAAGTTCTATGGGCAAAGTACTATTTAAGTATAGTACTTTTTCTTTCATTGTGATTCCTTTGCGTTAGCATCTTTTGGAGGAGCTCCACCCTGGCTAGGATTTGACGCAGATCCGGCAATGTTAGCTGGTATTCTTAAATCATCATTTCCAGGTTTAGGTTCGTATCTTAACTCCACTCTGGCTTCGTTAGGGGATAAAATTCCAGCATTAACTAGTGTGGCGTGATAACTGGCTACGTCTTTTAGATCTGGTTGCAGTGCACTGACTGTTCCGGTTATTGGTTCGATATCGTAACCAAAGTAACGTTCTAGTGCACTTGTATATTTGTGTACAATTGGTAAGATTGTTTCTAAGTAAAATAATCTTAGGTTAGGGCTAATATTTGCATTATTTCCGCCGTCTAACAAAATAGGCGGAACACCGAGACTTTTTAAGATCTTTGTGTCGTGTGTTTTTATGCTTTGATCAAAATCAATTTCTTGAAATGAATCTGATAAATTTGCTACTGGCTTTAGGCCAGAGTCTAGTATCATTGGTTTCTTAGCACCGTTCTTAGGGCTGTATCTTTGCGACCAGTAAGCAATTGTTTTATCTTTTGCGATTTGACTTAGTGTGTTATCAGAAGTAAATATTAAACCACTTATTGCACCATTTTCAAAGAACTGTTCTTGAAACGCCTGCATTTTGTAAAGGATCTTAATATTGCGGTCTGCAGAAACTAATCGACTAGTTCCTCTATAAATAGACTTAGAGTTTAAGTCTTTTATGTGAATTATTTCTTCTGGTTTAAAGAGCATCTCTGCGTTATAGCGGTACGCTCTAACAAATGTTTTTGTGTCTGTGTCTACTATTACTCTGCTAGCAGGCAGGTGGTATAAGTGCACACCATCGTAATAAATAAATATATTGCCTTCTAGCAAGAAGTCTGTAAATATATTAGTACGAAATTCCTGAATAGACTGATAGGGATTAGGTGTGTAGTTTAGTAGTGTAGCCAGAGACTTTTGTCTCATGCCGGGAACTACTGATTCGGCCTTCTTGTCTTTAATGTCAAAATCTAGTCCGGCACACCCACTAACAACCATATTGACACCGCGGTTTACTGACTCCAGATTTTCAAATGCTGTGGCATAGTTAATGTTATAACTACTGCCAATAAAACTGCCTTCTTGCCTGGCAATAATTTCTTGGGCTGGATTTAACTTTTCAACGTTGTCTTTAAACCAATCCTTGGGGTTGTACCAAGCCATATTTTTCCTTAGTAAAACTGAGCAAATGTTCCACCAGTGGCAACCGTTTTAATACCTGTTTCACCAGCTAGGAACTTTTCTCTTTGTTTTTGTATCCATATTGTTTGCTTTGGAGCACTATGTGTAGCCGGTGCTTTTCCATAAATACTGTGTAGCTTCACATGATGACGATTGCATAGTGTGTAAACGTCATCATAAATTTGTTTGTGGTGGTGCTCAATGAACTCATCGCGTACTGCTAGTATACCGGCGTCAGTACTAATGTCATAGCCTTTTTTGTGAGCCCAGTCATTTAGCAGTATTGTAATACTATGTGTATGATGAAGTTCCAGGTCGTCACTAACATCACAAATGCAACAGTGGTCGTCCTTTTCGTATGCTGACTTAGCCTTATCGCGCACGTGCTTTACTGCAATACGTTTGTTATCCGTATTTTTTGCCATTTTTATCACCAAATTTTTTCAACTCACTTATTATAACACTACAGCACTACAATGTCAACAATAAAATTTTGCTACCTACCAAAACAAAAACCCCGAAGTGGTTGAACACTCGGGGTTTTTGTTTTATTTAAATATATTAACTAACCAGCTGCGAGATTTAGGGGCTTTTAGTATGTTTATCTGGTTAGTCAAATTATTTATCATTGTAGTTTGTTCTGCTAGAGCTTTTACGTGCTGTGAGGTACTGTACTTGAGCAATTCAGGGTTTGCTAGCAGCGGTGCGTATTGCTCTGTAGCTAGTGCGGGTGGGTAGATCGTATTCAACATCATTGTTTTATTGCCATAATTGATGTAGTAGGCTTCCATTATGTCAATATGATCTTGGTGACACTCTAGCAATACCTCTTGAGTATAATCTTTGTGGCGATTAAACTCTGCTTGCATACGCTGTGAGTGTTTGCCTTTTACAAACGCATCGTGGTGCTGTTTCCAGCGAACATCCACATCTACTGATTTGCCAATGTAGTACATTCCGGACGGAAATGTTAGTTTATAAATTCCTGTTATCATATTGTGTACGTATAAAGGGCATAGCGTAGCGCATCTGCCATGTGACTAGTATTATCGTGAACAGGACGTTCACGGGTGAGGGTTGCGCTAGTATCCCATTGGTATTGGTCTAGCATTAATAAAGTGTTTGTACAGTGGGGTGCAACAAACAGCCGGTTCTGACTAATAATTGTTTGGACGTACGCAATGCCTTCTAAAACCTGTTTCTTCGCTTTTATAGTAGCGATGTTGTAGGTGTACGCAAGGTCGCCAGCAAACTGTGCAGCGGCTGAATCAATAAAGATTGTTTCAACACCCCAACGGCTTGCAAGCTCACCAATGGCCGCAGCGTGTTCAGCAGTAGTAACCTCAGAACATTGGTACTCATCTACAACGTGGAATACATCAGTTTCGGCAACATAGATAACAACACAAAAAGCTGTTGGGTCTTTATATCCTGGATCTAGGCCCCCAATAACCTCTATACCATCACGATTAACCCAATCCTGAACCTGGGTTGCAGCCACAAACTCGTAGATTTGACCAGCAAACACTGTAAATGAGGCTAGATACTCCTGCTCAAACTCTGCTTTTGACATCGAAGAACGAGCCTCTAACACGTCTTTTTCCGTCATGCGTTCATTTTCGGTGTAGTCGGCTTGCAGTGAACACCACTCTGGGTAGGTTGAACTAAAACCACGGTCATAAAATCGGGAAAACCAGTTGTTTTTACCACGAGGCGTTGAAATAAAGATCGCCTTTGATCCGGGTCGGTCTAGAGTTGGTCGGAGTGAAACATTAAACGCAGACTCAGCGTCTGATCCTAGGGCTGCCTCATCAAAGATGATTAGGTTGTAGCTTCGACCAACGCAGCTGTCCACCGTCGACAGACTGCCCATACGAACTGATGATCCGTTTGTTAGTTCGATTACCTTGTCTTTTAGATTATCTTTTGCAACCTCAATATCAAACGTTTTAATCAACTTTCGTTGTAGTTCAAAACTAATGCTCGATAGTGAAAAGTTAGGAGACATTATTAGAACATTGCAGTTTGGCACTAACACCACGAGTTGACCAATTACATTAGCAATAAAAGTTTTGCCCAGCCGCCGACTAAGCGCAGCTGTGATAAATCTATAGTCTGGATTATTTACTGCGTTTATTAATGCAATCTGTGGTCGGTTCAGACTTTCCCAGACGTTTGTTCCCCCGAAATCTAATAGCTTTAAGTAGTTTTCAACTGGCAGTTTAATAAAGCGGGTGGTCGGATCAAAGACTTGGATTTCTGTGCGGCTAACGCCATCACGACTTACTACTAAAGTCACTTAGAGACTCCTTTACTACGTTAAATACCGCATCCCAACTGTTAGGGTTGCGTAAAACTTTAACTGTAGGATACCAAACGTTCGTAGTACCCATTGAATCATCACCCCAACGAAAGTCGGTGTCCAGCAGTGGGCTAATCATCCAACAGGGGACATTCATGGTGCCGGCTAAGTGTACAATGCTGGTATCTACTGAGATCACCAAGTCTAAACCCCCAACATAACTCATTGTCTCCAACCACGTCCGAGGGTTTAAGTTCGTAATGTTACGTGCTGGTTTGGCACCTGGCTGTAGATTGTACAGCTTTACGTTAGGGGACCGAGTTAGGTTACTAAAGTAGTTAATGTTAGTACTACGATTAAAATCGTTTTTGTGACCTGCACTACCAGAGCTAACAATACCAATGTTCAACTTGCTGCTGTCAAAGGCAAAAGGCTCTACGCGAGGTAGGTAGTCGTGAGGTGCACTATCAACGTCTAGGTAGCGAGTTAGACTACAAAGTGGGATCGAATGGGTACAGGGCGCAATTGTACTCCGATCTACGCAAACCTCCCAGTCCGGAAACAGCGGCCACAAACACTCTGGAATCTGCAGCACCACACGTTTAAAGTAATGTTTTAACACGACCGCATAACGATTCCACTGAATCTTATCGCCTAGACCCTGTTCCGCTAGCACAATGATGCTATCGCCTTCTGTTTTACCATCCCAGCGCTCGTAGCAAGCATCGATTGCGGTACGGTTAGTTTCTAGATAAAATCGGTAGTCGTAGTTAACAAAAGCGGACTCCTTATCAACGGGTTTATTACTAAACACCTGTCGTAGTTGTGCGAGTCCCATATGCCAACGAATGTTGTTGTTCGTGGGCGAAATTAACAGCCCCTTTTCGAAACAGTTAATAGCCGCTTGATCATTACCAAAGGCATACTCCATTAACCCTAGATTGTTGATTGCTAGGTCATAGTCTCCCGTAACGCCGTCAGAAAAAGGCATAGCAGGGTCGGCAGCCTTTAAGTAGCATGCATAGGCTTTTTCAGGTTGTGAGGTAAACTTGTAGCAGTTTCCCAAGTTTAACCACTTTTCCTTAAAATCCTCAGGCTGACGTTTAAAGAACTGGATGGCCTTGTCGTAGCGTTTATTATTTAGATAATTAGTAGCACGGTTGTAGTTGTCCGTGTCTAAAACAGCAGGGATGGTCATAGTTTATTTTGTAACAGTCGTTCTAGCAACTTTTGGTGGTTGCTAAGGTCGTTTATTTGAATGTTTGTTTGGGTTGTGGGCGTTTTATCCTTTAGCTTTTCGAGCTGGATCTGTCGGTCTAGTTGTTCCATGGTCATTTTGTGTGATAGTGCGAGTAGGTCTGCAATGTCTTTGCTGCTACCAACCTCTGCCTCGTCTAACTCCTGAAACTTGCGGCTAATAAGGGTATCCATTGCTTTGCGAAGCATAAAGCGATTGTTGAAGCCTTGATCGAAAAACACCTGATCAATGTAACGCTTTACCTCGGGCCGATCTAGGTAGCTCAGTACTACAGTTTCGGGCAGGCCCAGGTCGACTGCGACTTGGGCGTGGGATTGGCTGACAAGGTAGCAGTTGGCCACTTCAAGGGCTTCGGGGCTAATTTGCAGTGGTTCTGCAGGGTGATGGTTTGGGACGTTTGTGGGTAACATGGGGTATTGTTGCAGTTGATAACAAATTATATCACTTTGGGGGAGGTTTATCAAGTGTAAAAATATTGTGGGGGTTAGTTTAGCACCGAAAATGCTGTGAAAAATTCCTGAAG